AACCATGCACGAATATATGATGAGTCATTTTAAATTAGGTGCAGAACATTATGTAACCTTAGAATGGTTTGTTAGGACCTATGGATTTAGCGTGTCTGATTCATTAGCCATGTTAAATGGTAAAGGTTACCTAGACCAGCACGATTATAAAGAATTTCGTGAGGGTAATTTTAAAGTACATGATTTAGAAAAAGGTAAAGAGATTGCTAAATCTATTTTATGGATAAGTCATTATTTTGATAAATGGAAAAAATGTAATTTCATTCGTGCTATGATTGCAGTGATGAATGATAAATCTTTTGTCTGGTCTATTTTTAAGAAAAGAGTAGAAAATTTTTCTTCTAAATTAACCAATCAGGGTAGTCGAGATGATTTTATAATTATGATCGAAAAGCTTTATAATCATAAAACCAGTCCTGATAGAAGGATTAGATTAAAGATTTATGGCAAAAGGTCGTAATTGGTATAGTAATTGCAGAATTACCATATCAAGATGATTTGCCACTACCATTGAGAAGATGAGTAAAAAAACTCTTGATTTAAGGCTTATACAGAGGGGGTAAAGACCCCCTCTAGTATGATTGTACCTGGAGATTATCGTTTATTTTTATAAGAAAGATGAATGTCTATACCATGTATGGCTTTCATCATTTTCTGTTTAAGTTTAAATTCTGGTGTCAAAACACCTTTCGCATCCTCAACAATAAGTTTTGAAAATCCATCTTCGTCTTGTTGCAGATATCTAAAGTCAGCAACATAATCACATATTTTAATATCATTGATAGACAAAGTATAACGCACCTGTCGTTCCAATTCTGTAACAACACCAGCTTTTTCCATAGCTTTTAACTGTCCCCATCGCTCAGACTCCCACTTGGAGTCAAACTTTAAACCAAAGGCTAATGTCTTTTTTGCAAAATATTTGTTGGGTCTCCTAGTTTTTTTGGGTATAATTGGGTATTTATAAGTCATGGAGGTAGTATAATGACAGACACATCAAAATTCAAGTCAGTTGGTTTAGATTTGAAAAGCTATGAAAAGCTAAACAAAATATGTGAACATCAGAGAAGAAATATTAGGCAGCAGTTAGGTCTAATGATCGATAAAGAATTTGAAAAAGAAGAATATAATGATTACAGAGCTAAAGTAACAAGCCTAGGATTAGGTGCTATCAACAGACTTCATCCTAGAGATTAAACGATTAGCACGATTAGTTACCTGTCTATGCCAACGGCTGTCCTCCATCTGGATTGCACATTCTTGCCAGTCCCTATCAGCTACAGCTTTGCATAGCTTCCTAAACTTGGAAAGCCTTGGTCTGCCTAGATTAAACATCATATTTGCCAATATTTTTTGTACTTCTTCAGGTAAATCGTTAAAGTTTCCGTATAATTGTTCGCACTCAGACAGCGTAACTTTGATGTCCTGGTCGAATAATTCGTTAATTCTTTCGTCATCAATCACTGTTCCTACTGGCAATCCATGTTCTGGATCTGACTCTTTTATAAGATGCCCTATGCCCACAGTAGGTAAATTTAAATGATCTAAATATACGGAGTTGACCCGTCCCTCGTCATTCTGGATCTCTTGTCTGAGCTCATCTATGTTCATGGAGTTCCTCTTGTTCTTTGTGCGATGGCTATGTTTTGAGGACTAAGACCTAATGAAAAAGCATTAGCTGGATTAGAAATATTTACACCAGCAAGTTGAGTTCCTGCTGCTGGTGGATTAATGGTAGGTGCAGAGGCTACGTTTCTAACTTGATTAATACCTGTCCTAGCTTGATTAATAGCAGGACCTAGCTGCTGTGTAACATTTTGTATCTGGCTTTTAACACCAGAACTTTCTAAAACTGCATCAATCTGGTCTTCTGCTTCATTAATAGCATTATCGATTGTTTGACCAGTTGATTGACTAAGTGCTTTACCAATAATAGATCCAAGACTTTTTGCTCTGTCTGCTGGTTTTTTAAATTGTTTTAAAGTAATGCCATTAAATTGAGATATAATGTCATCATAATAACTTTGTGATAACATTCTATTACCGAGTATTGTAAATTTTGCTAGTTTACCTAAGTTTTGAAATGGAGAAGCTGCTATGTTAGCTGCAACAAGATCTCCACCCTCGGCAGCCCTTGCATTAAATTTTAATATTTTACCAAACTTTTCCATACTTTCACCAACGCCACCTGGAAAAATTGTTCGGAGTTTTCCATCCTCTGCAGCAGCTAATATTCTATCTGCAAAAGCATTCAAAGATTTGCCGTCTGTCATAACCGACTCACCAAAATCATCAATCATGCTACTTATGTAATAAGATCTAATTTTTTGTTCAGCAGCACTATCTTGATTTTTAGCAAAATAATTCATAATTGGCTTAATTTCAGAGTTTTTAGTTTGTTTTTGAACTAAAAATCTTGCAGCCTCTAACGGATCTAAATCTAATGTTTCGTCTTGTAACTTATTAATTATTCTATTTCTTTGTTCTCTAACTAATATTTTTTGTGTTTCTGATAAAGCTGTAAGTTTATCAATTAAACCATTCATGCTTTCTGAATCACCAATAGCATCTCTATATTGATCTAAAACATTTCTAGCTTGCAATCCTGATATTTTTACGCCACCTATTTCATCAGCCAACTTTAAAATTTCATCTGTTTTATCTCCGAACAATTCTTTTGCAGTTGTGCCTAAACCTTTTATAGCCATCTGAAACTTTGTGCCGTTAAAATCTTTTACATTTTTAAAATTTTTAATTCCTGATGTTTCAATGGCATTTTCTAAAAATTGATTTGCAGCTCTTGCAGTAAACTCATCTGCAATTTCATCTCCAGTTCTACCACCTTGAACACCACCATACTCTCTAAGAAAGTCTTTAGCTCTTTGTAAAAATTGTGGATTATTTGGCTTCACAACATTTTTATAAATATCTATGTTCATTGGTGCTTTGTCTAGTTGACCTGGCATTGTTCTATAATTACTTAAATTTTTAATTGCTTGAGAAGCATATAAATCTTCCAATATACTTTTACCTTCAAAAAATTCTGCTTGAGCTCCTCTAAGTGTTGCACCTGCATTTTTAAATTTATTTGCTGATATACCTATATTTCCTAATCTGCCAGACAAATCTCTAAAAAATTGACTATTTTCATCACCCATTTGTTTAAACATATTGTCAATTTCATCTAACAATCCTGTGCCGTTCACATTCACAAGTTCTTGTTTAACAGTATCATTTGAACTCATTCTTAAATCACTTAATGTTTTTCTTAAATTATAAAGTTGATTAAACGATACGGCTTTATCTAATCCATCATCTATCTTTCCACCAATGCTTTCAAATGTATTTAATATATCTCTAAAAGCTGCACCATCTGGATCTCTGGTGCCTGCTATTTGTGGTGCATAATCACTTTTGATCCTTTTTAAATGATCTGCAAAATTATTTAAAAACATTACACCAGCACGACCTGATCCAGCATCATCTCTTAATATGTCGTCTACGGCTCTAAATTTACCAGAAATAAAGGAGTCAAACTCATCTGAAGCATTTTTAAATATGTCAAACAAATCATCATCAACGGAACCATTTTCATCAGCAGCTCTTCTGAAGACACCAACGGCATCTTTCATTTGTGCTATTATTTGTTTTTGTGCTTTTTTCTCAGCTTTAATCAATTGTTCGTTGTTATCAACCATACCTCGTTTAAGTATTTGACCAACATCTACTGCGTCAGCTCCCTCTAAGCCAAACTTCTCTTTGTACGCATCAATAACTTGTTTAATCACATCATTGTTATTTTTAAGTCTGTCTGATGTTTTAAATATTTTTTCACCAATAGCTTGTATTCTTGCGACAAGAGATGGTGCTCTAATAGCTGATAAAGTAGGTTTAACACCAAATCCACCTCTTACGACAGTGCCATCTTCTAATGTTACAGTTCTGTTTACTGCTGCAATCTTTTCATCAGCAGATAATCTTGCAAAATCTGCTGGTTTTATTACATTACCAGCTTCATCTATCGGTGGAGATGTTGATAAACCTGCTGTCTCAAGCTCTGTTGCTGTTAAATCTTTACCAGGGGTAACACCTCTTCTAACAGCTCTAAAAGCTCCAGCAGCTAATCCAAAGGTTAAGTCACTTACAAAACCAATTGTTGCTTCTTTACCTACATCTTTTGCAATATCTCCAAAGCTTTGTTTTTGCACACCAGTTACAGCTTCACCTAATTCTTCTATAGCTTGACCTCCACCAGCTCCTATACCAGCTCCAATAGCAGCACCTAAAATAGGTATTGGTATAGCTAATTGACCAGTTATAGCACCACCTACGCCACCCACTAATTCAGGAACTATACCTGCTAAATCAGAGAAGTCGTATTTACTAAACCCTTCTTCATCTACAAGTATATTTCTATCTGTTTCTTGTCCAAAC